GTCCTATTGCGTTGTAAACAAATCAAGCACTTACGCAGGGTTTTGAACATCCAATCTCGCTGCCGACTGATCTGTCGATGAAGCCCTCACCGTAGCGTACCTGCACCCCATGCGGGGTTTCACTCGTCTGGAGAACGCATTATGATTGGCGCTCAACAGATTCTGTCTAATGCCCGCCTAAAAAATGTGCTGCGGAAAGCCGTATATAGCCTACTTGGCTTGATTGGTATTAGACAGATTCGGACGATGCTGACGGGTCCCAGGAAGCGTAGATATGAAAACGATTCGGATGCTGGCGATCACGGCGTTCAGTGTTGGAGTAGTGGCGACCAGCGCCAATGCGTTTTCGACGATTGGCGACAGAAGTTGTGGTAAGTGGTCTACCCGAAGGCAGAATCCTTACGTCGAGGCCAGCTCAGAGGCTTGGCTGATGGGATACATGACCGGTCTGGCAAGCGCCAGCGAAAAAGACGTCCTCGCAGACACAGATGGGGAATCGATAATCCTGTGGATGGACAATTACTGTCGGACCCATCCTCTTGACCGTGTCGGGGCCGGCGGTGCGACGCTCTTTTTCGAGCTGATGGGCAGGAAAAGGCAATAGGTTATTAACCTATCAAACGACCATGCGGAAAATCCTTTCCAATCATCGCGTTGCAGTACGGCATTTGTGCCATAGAATGACTAAATATTGCGACCTATGCCATTGATTTTATTGATTTTTGTAAGCCCCAATGGCACAGGAAACGAGGATCAGGGCGATAGCGCTATACTGTACATTCATACAGTAAATTCGACATGGTACTTTTGCAGGTTGACGACTAGCCGGGCAGCCGCAGGTCCGCCACCTCGATGTAGAATCGCCCGAAATAAACTTCGGGGGGAACGAAAAATGAAGGGGATCACCGTTTCGTGCGCCGCACTGACCGCAATGCTGCTGGCTGGTTGCGCGGCCACGCAAAACATCGCCGCAAACGACATCAGAAAGCCGGAATATGCGTACCGTACCGAAACGCTCAATATGACCGTCCCGCAGGTCAGGACTGCCCTGTTCGAATACAAGAGGAACTGCCGATCGATCGGCTCAATGGATTACGATCCAAGCGGCAACGGCCGGATATTCATTGCATTCGAAGGGATGGGCGCGACGCAATCGAGCATCTACTTCCTTGTCGATATTGACGGCACTCCGGACGGGAAGGCTCAGATCAAGAGCTACTCCTACTATACGAGCTGGCATACGTGGGTTGACAACGTTATCGGCGCGATCAAGAATCCCAACGTCTGCACTTAGTAGAATTTTGGAATTAGCCCGCATCATTGATGCGGGCTTTTTTGCGTCCCTTGCAGTCGAAAGCAAGTGGGCGCGTCATCGTTAGCATGCCTGGAGACCAACTTGAAAAAACTCGCCGTTACTCTGATTGCATCGCTGTTCGTTACCGCCTCATTCGCGCAGGCTACGGCGCCCAATGCCGCCTCGGGCGTAGCGACCAAGCCAACCACGCACAAGAAGTCGATGCACAAAAAGACCGCTTGCACCCTTGATCAATCGAAGGCTGGCGACTGCACCCTTAAGTAAGCAGGCTCTTATATGATTGCCGCCGGCCCGAAAGCGCCGGCGATCTTTTTTCTTTTCGGAATCTCCCTCATCTCGCGCCGATGGCTAAACTGTATATCCATACAGTGGATGCGCCATGGCACTTTTTCAATCAGACGACGACCAGCACTGCTGCCGGATGTGTGAGCATTGGGGCGGTGACGTTGCGGGCGGATCGCATGCGCTGTGCGTTCGCGGTGGTAGGCAAGTCGTCGCACGGCCGGAATTTGGCTGTTCGTTCTGGGTAAGGGCGACTGGCTCTGACGATGACGCTGACAGCTATGCAATTTCCAGTCAGCTACGGCAGCACCGCATATAATCCCGGAACCGCAAGCCGCCGCCATTCGGAATAGGCTCCAGGTTACATCAACCGGCAGTTGCCGGGCCCACGCGACGTCACTCAATTCCGAAGGGGCGCCATTGTGCCCCTAAAGAAACTCCGTAGCCTGCCGAGTTAACGCTGGGGACGACGGAAACGTTTGACATTGAGGACACGATGACAGCACAGGACCAGACACAGACGCGCACAACCGTCATTTACGGGCGCCCACGAAGCCGAGAGCACCTCAACGCACTCCTGGCCCATTACGGAAAGACTCGCGTGGTCCTTCCTGAAGCTGAGGACTGGGGGCAAGCCGAGTTGTACGATCACTCGACCCTAATCTTTACGCTCAATGCCGCTACCGCATTTTCGTGTGGCGCGATCGATATGTCAGAGGCAAACGTCGCCGCAGGCTTCGAGTACGCCACCGCACACACAACTCGCGAACGCGACCTCACAAATGCACTTAGAGCCATGCTAGCAACGAGTGAGACCGCCCAGAAGAGTGGAAAGCCGCTCGATGAGAAGGTGATCTCAGAGGCAGCGAAAGTACTTGCCAGCAATTGAAGTCATCGCGAAATCGATCCCCCGCACGATCGAAATCGCGGCTCGACCTTCATCCTGTCAAGTCATCAAGCAGATAACGTGCGCCCCGATAGAAATTCGGGTGCAGGTCAAGATTTGGCCACGACATTCCTAAATTGGAATAACGGAGAGAAAGAAGAATGGCAGTCTCACGAGAAGCCGTAATTTATGCGTACCGCTACCTCCTCGGAAGAAGTCCGGAATCAGAGACTGCAATCACGTCCAAGCTTAAACTTGAGAGCGAGGACGCTCTCGCAAAAATGTTCTTGAGCTCAGACGAATTTAAGGTCCGCGTCAGCCGATCACGCGGGGCTTTGAACGGTCTCCAGACATACGCAAACAATATCGCCAACGCAGAGGCACCGGACATCCTTTTCTTTGGCAATTGCCAAGCAACCTCGTTTGCCCAAATAGTCAATCGAGTCACCGATCTAACTGCGCAGGCGTTTGAGCTTACGCCAGACGTGGTGAACCAAATATCAACCGGCGCGCGAGACTTCTCAAAGCTCGTGAGCACCGCCAAAATGGTTGTCCTGCAACCGCCTGCGGACCACCACGCCGTCGACCCGAACAGCGTGCTCATTCAGAAGCACCCTGCCATTGTAAGCAAGGTTCGCTACATCCCGCGCATCGCTTTCAACGCATTTCACCCGGACATGGGGTACGTTCTCAAGCAATCCGGCGGGAATGTGCACGGATTCTGCGGCGCATACCAATCGCTCCTGACGTTCTATGGGCATTTGAACAAACTGTCTGTCGATGCCGCAATGGAGCTGTTTAGCCGGGAAGTTTTCGAGACCGTTAATTATTTCGACTACCTCAAAGCTTCCGAAAAGCTATTTATTGAACAAGGGCACGCATCAAATTTGCCACTTTCCGGCCTTCTCAATAAATGGAAGCGGACTGGCGCATTTATGTATACGCTCAACCACCCAAAGATGTTTGTTCTGACGGACATCGCTGCGGAATTCCTCGAACGCGAGCGAATCCCGTATTCTCGACCCGCGCTTGATTTTGTCGATGACACCATGTCCACCGGCCCAGCCTGGGGCGTCTATCCTGAAATCGCGAAAGCAATCGGCATCGACGGCACCTACTATTTCAAGCGCTCAAAGCACCTTCCCGAGACCGTCGAATTCCTCGATCTGGAAGGCTTCATCAGGAAGTCGTACATTCATTTCGAGGATTGCGACCAGCGCATGTATTGCCCGACCTTCGAGTCCGATCGCTATCAACGGCTTACGGAACTGCTCAAGAGCAAGCGCGCGTCGACTGTAGCGCCGTCGCCGAGCAGCAATCCGTACAAGGAATTGCCCGACTATCAGTTCTGGCGCCGAAGCGTCGAGCGCGTCTCACCGGCAGACATCGACCCGGTAGTTCGCGGACGCTTCGCACTTGGACGGTCCGACAAGGTTGCTACGGCAGGCAGCTGCTTCGCCCAGCACATCTCGAGGACGTTGAGCAAAAACGGATTCAACTACTACGTTACCGAGACGGGAACCGGTGCGGCCCAACAGCCCGACAACGCGCGAAACTTCGGCGTCTTCTCCGCACGCTACGGCAACCTGTATACGACTCGACAGCTGGTGCAGTTGTTCGACCGTGCCTACGGGAAATTCGTCCCTGTGGACCGCACGTGGCAGCGACCCGATGGTCGTTACGTCGACCCGTTCAGGCCGCAAGTCGAGCCCGATGGCTTTGCATCGCCGAAGGATGTAGAGATCGACCGAGTGAAGCATCTCGCCGCCGTGAAGTTCATGTTCGAGACGTTGGACGTTTTCGTGTTCACGCTCGGTCTGACAGAATCGTGGCGCGACAAGCGCGACGGGGCCGTATTCCCGCTTGCGCCTGGAGTCGTCGCTTACGGCGAGGACTGGAACAACTATGAGTTCGTCAATTTCGACGTCAACGATGTCGTCTCCGACATGCAGGCGTTCATGGACCGCCTGCTTCGCGTGAACCCCAATGCTCGCATCGTACTCACGGTGTCACCTGTTCCGCTGATGGCGACTTATGAAAATAGGCACGTGCTCGTGTCCACCACGTACAGCAAGTCAGTGCTCCGTACCGCCGCAGACACGCTCGTTCGCCAAAACGACATGTGCGACTACTTCCCCTCGTACGAAATCATTACCGGAAACTTCAGTCGAGGACGCTACTATGATAGTGATCTCCGCTCGATAAAAGAGGAAGGAGTTGACCATGTCATGCGCCTCTTTTTGAAGCACTACACCGGCCAGAGCAGCGAAATTCAACAGTCTGAAGCTGCAGCGTCAACCTCGAGCATTGAGCAAGAATTGATGCGCGAGGCCCGTGCGAATGCTCAAGTCGTATGCGACGAGGAGGCGCTGGACTCATAGGTTGAGGTTGCCGCGCGAAGCGAGCGACGCGCGCTGCGTTCAACGACAGCGCGCGCCTCCCATACACCGTCAGACCGCGACGGCTCGCGCATCCAAGTGCGACGCCCCCTCTGTCACTTAACTTCTCCGGTGATCGGTCAGCCCCTGTTGTCAGTGGCCACACGTGGGTCGGCCTGCATCTTGCCGCGAAACCACGACGCGATGCCGAGAACCGGCGCCATCGTGCCCATCACCGCCGCTTCGGCACCGAGCATGCCCGGGATGTAGCTGAGTATCGCAGGATTGACGCGCTCGACCATCACGCCGACATACGCGCCCACCACGGTCAGACCAGCCAGCACCGCCAGCAGCCCAAAGCAGAAACCGACGAACGGGCGCCAGCTATATGTCGGCCAGTGGTCCGACTTCGCCTCCATCTGGATCGTCGCGTTCACCGATTGCGTATCGGCCGTATCGGCTGCCAGTTCCGCCTTCGTGACGTCGGCCGCAATCTGCGCGAGTTGCGCCTGCTGGTCGAGCACAGCCTTCTGGAACTGCATCGAAAGGTTCGGATCGGCCTGAATGGCCGCAAGCGCGGCATCGGGCGCGGACTGGCCGGTGACGGTCTGAGCGATGCCGACGACCTTGCTGGCGATGTCTTCGGCTTTAGATCCACCGAGCCAGCCGGCGATCATTGGGACGAAATGCGCAAGCGCCATTGCGATAGGGATGAGTGGCATTTATGCGGCTCCTTTGGTGAGATTGTTGGCAATGCGGTTAGCCCAACCTTTACCGAAGGTTGGCCAGGTGTTCAGGGAGGTGAAATAGCGCAGGCGCAGCGCGTTCCATCGCAGCAGAAAGCGCAATGGGTCGACGGCCTGCACTGCGGCGATCGTCTGCAGACCAATTAGCCCGTCAACCGGCGCGCCGGCGGCACCCTGCATCCAGATCACCGGATGGCCGCCGTTGTAGTTCGCGTCGAAGATCTGGAACGCCACCCGTGCATCGAACTCGTCGAGCCGCAGCGTATCCCAGTACAGCTTTTTCGCGATCGCCTTCGCGGTGTCGCGCGGCAAGTCCTTCATCGGCCCGGTGTAGCCTGCCGCGCGCGCGACGCGCGCCGTCACACCCCACATCGTTTCTCCGCCGGGATCGGCCGGGTTGTTCGAATACCCGCCCTCGTTACCGATCAGGGCGTCGAAGGCGTCGTCAAAGCTGCTCATCGGCTGAACCCCTTTGTCTGAAAAAATGCATACGCCAGCGCGGCGAGCCCGAGCGACGCTATACCTCCGAGCGTCCATTTGCCCAGCGTCGCGAACTGCTTATCGAGCCACTCGTTCAAGCCCTCCTTGAGGGCGTTTTTCACTTCGTCTTGCGTCAGGCCTTCTACTGGCATGGTGAGTCCCCGGTCACGGGCAAAAGCCCAATAAAAAACCGCCCGAAGGCGGCAAATACGCGAAGCGATAGATCACTATCTCAGTACGGACCCTTAACATGTCCGTTGAAATACAGCGCCCTGCACTCCAAAATCGCGCCCTTCTTACAGAGCAGTCCTGGCCACCCGGACTGAAGCGTTGGCGTCGGCCGCGTACCAACGAGCGTGCCGTTCAGATACACCGAGATGCCGGTATTAGTGGTTGCTATTTCCACCTCACCGTCCCAATCCACGCCTGTCGTGAACATGCCAACCACTAGCGTATCGCTCGAAGCCCCACCAATGAACTCTCGAATGATGAGGACCGTATCATTTCTCAGGACGAACAACGCATCTCCACCGAGCATGTTGTTCGGGTTTGTCGGCGGCGACGCCCACACGGCTAGCCCAGACTGATTGGCGGCCGGGAGCTTGACTCGCGAAATAACTCCATACGGCGCAACCAGCTTTTTCGCAACATCAACTGCCCCCCACCAATCGACTTGCGCGTTGCTGATCCGGTAAGGCGTGAATGCGCCAGTGAGCGCAACCGACTTGAACAGGTTCCCCCGTGTAGTGTGCAAATGCTCTTTGCCGACAAATTCGATCGCTTCGATGTAGGCTGTGGTCGATCCGTCATTGCGAATCGCGAACATGCGCCGGCCCTTTTTGAGCTTGGTGCATACGAACGATTGACGCAATCCATATGAGCCGTCATGCGTAATCGCGGTCGACGGTACCCCGCGGTCGGACTGGGCGCCTCCGCCGGAATAATAGAATTTCAGCGTCGCCGCGCCTGCGTTCAACACACTGTGTACGATGGGGGTTACTTCGTCCGTGCAATCTACGCCGACGGCATAACTCTGACCGGCTAACAGCGCTATCAGACGTCCGTTACCCTTACCTGTGTTGCCATTTGAATCCGTCCAAGTGATCACTGCACCTGGCGGGCAATGGCCGAGGGCATCGTCAGGGTAGTAAATCTCTCCGCTCGCGACGCGCTGCATTTCGCCGTTTCTCATCATGAACAGCCCCGCCAGCTGCCATCCGATTTCTGAGTAGGCGAAGCTCGTGAGGTGCACGCCATCGGTGAAATAACTTGTGACCGTTTGCAGCATCTCAGCCGTGTCGACGAACTCTACGCCGTATATACGAGCGAGTTCCTTGGCAGCCTTCGCATAGGGGCGAATAGCGTCGTTATTCACATCGCTCTGCACATTAGGCGGGGCAAGCACAATAACCGCCGCGCCCTTAGTTATCTCCCGTTGAATGATCTGAGCGAGATTCGTTCGGTAGTCTGCAACGCTCACTGGACCATGCGCATACCCGCCGTAATTATTGGCGTCGTTATGCCCATACATGATGAACGACACGTCGGTCGCTGATGCACTCGCCCAACGGCTGATGCCTTCGATTGTCGAGTCGCCGGGAAAGCCTCGGTTGATCACCGTGACCGATCCTGCATATCCAGCCACTCCCAAAGCTTCCGCCAGACTTTCCGGGAACGGATGCGTGCTGCGTGTCTGCGGCGCACCATTGATCTGAGTCGCGACGCCCGTCGCGCTAGTGTCCTGCCCATAGGTAATCGAATCGCCATAGCACGCGACGGAAATCGCCGTCCCTTTCAGCGCCCTTTGAATCGCCGCTGCAATCGTTGAATTCCTGCTAGACGTCAGGGTATCCAGCACAGACCCGGCAGTAGTCCCGCCATACCCAACCAGCGCCGCGCCATTCGCACCTGCTAGATCGGTAGCCGCAACACCTTGAATCAGTCGGAACTTCGCCGCCTCAAACGTACCGCTTGTCACAAAGGGCAGCGAGCCGAACACCGGCGCATAGGTCGCCCCATTCCAGGTTACAGTTTGCGTCGCGGCCGTCATTGATATGCCTGCGGCATAAGGCACAGGAACCGCATAACCCAAGCCTTTCATTGCCACATCAGCGGCTTGCTGTACGGCGGCGATAGACGCGCTCGACTGAACTTGAACAGCTGCAATGGCGCTAGCTGCCGTAGCGACCATGCCACCATCGGTTGGCACCGTGCTCCCGGGCCCCGATGCCGGGCCATGCACGATGCTGTGAAGCTTGCCTGCATCCGTATGCAGTTGCGCGACATCGGCCAACAGCTGGCTGCTGGAAGTGCTCATTCATTACCTCGGAAATAAAAAAGGCCACCCGGAGGCGGCCTGATTGCGCGAATAAAAAAACCACCCGAAGGTGGCTTAAAGCTTCAGTACGGATTAACCTCCGCCCCCGCCGGTCGGCGGAGGAGCGGCCGGCGTGATTGACGTCGATGCGGATGTGTTTCCCCAAAGATCCGTGACGCTCAGGTAGTAGGTCTGACCCTCCGTCGCCGTCGCCGACCCCGGCGCAGAACCTTGATAAACAATCGTCCCGCTCGTCGTGTCTTGGCGGATGATGTATTGATCAATGTCTTGCGCGGACACAGCATTGATAGAGAGAGCGCCAGTCCCTGCGCCGCCAGACACATAAGAGCCGGTAGGCGCTGGCGGCGGCAGCTTCGTCACGGTTATCGACGAGACGGACGGCGAAGTGCCGACGACGTTGTTCTCTGTCACGTTGAATGTGACCGATGGCGACACCGCATTATTCGCGCGCGCCCCGTTGAGGTCCCAATTGATGACGAAGTTAGTCGTGTCATATTCCATCCTTACGACGCCGCCAGTGAGCACCTGAACATGGCGGAAATCGCCGCTCGCGTTCGACACGTTGATATTCATCGTGCCGCCGTTGAACGGTGGGTTCTGCAACGTCAATGTCGGCGCGGCGGGCGGATAGGTCACGTCCGAAATCGTCCCCGCCCAGACCGCCCAAGGTCCGGCTAGGTTGCCGATTGCGCGCGCGCGAACTTGCCATGCTCCCGCGCCGAGATTTGCCATGATCGACGGAACTGCGCTTGCACCGAGCGCCGTCCACGTGACGCCGCCATCCGCTGAGCCCTGAAACTCATACGAGACTGCGCCGCGTGCAGGCGTGCACGACACCATCGACTGGCCATTCTGCGGCGTGCCGATCACGGCCACTGACGCCACAACTGGCGCATCCGTGACCCCAGGCAGCAGCGACGCGGGCGGAGGCGGCGGGACGGAGCCGGAAGTTTCGGCATCTTGAACCGACGATGCGTAATTCACCAAGGTCAACTGCACCTGCCCGTCACCCTGCGGGCTGACGCTCAGCACCTGACAGTCGAGCCCATGCCGATCGCTCGGGCCGAACTGGTAGAACGTCGCTTCCTCGCTGGTGCCGTCCGAGATGTATAGCGCCGGGCCGCCCGCAACTATGGCGGTGAACTCGTCAGCGCCTTGCGTCACGACATACGGGCCGTCAGCCGAGCCGTCGCGCTTGCGAAACGCCATGTAATGGGGCTGGCCAGCCGTCCACTCAAGCGGCTCCGAAGTCGTCACTACGCCACCGGCATAGGACACGACAGATCCAGACAGCCCCCATGCCGGCACATCATGCGAGACGGACACAAGATCGCCATAGCGCGGGATGTATCCCTCCATCTCAGTCGTCAACGTGATGTTGCGGCGCCGGTCGCGATTCGCCGCGGCCTGACGCATGCCCCACCGCCACGCCTGATCGCGGCTCGTGCACCCGAACAGTTGGAGCCGCGCCGGCTTCAGCTGCGTCCCGCCGGCTAGCACGCACGACACTTCGACCGGTTGGAACGTCACGTCATCGGTGTATTGCACGATCACATAGTCCGGCGTGTCGTAGCTCTGGAACATGTACTCGATCTGCAGCGAGTTCGACGCGATATTGCTCGGCGTGAACATCGCCGTGCGGATCGTCTTCGCCTCGTCGCGCACCAGGTCGATCACGCCGGCGTAGTAGACCGGCATCGCGTTACCCACGTTGGCGATCTGCGTCAGCACATCCCACAGCGTCGCGGCAGTGTCGAAAACGCCATCGAAGGTGTCTCCGCGTGAGTCCCATGTCTGCGAGAGCGTCAGAAGCGAATCAAGGTTGATCCTGCTGTCAGCGAGACCGCGCCCGTAATCCGTGTTGCGGATCACGTCAGCAAACGCCCACGCTGGATTGCGCGTCGGTTGCGGCGCCGACCACGATGACCCATTCCAGACTGCCAGCTTGCGCGTCGCGATCACATTGATCTGCTTGGCCGTCTGGCTGTTCAGGTTGTTCGTCGCGCGGATGATCATCGCGAGCAACGTCACGTTGCCGTAGAAGTGCTGGCTCGGCAGATACGCACGCATCCCGGACCACTGGATCGTGTTCGCGGTGCGCGAGTCCGTGTCCTTGTTCCCGATGCGCTGCGCGCGCACCTGATAGCGCCCCGCCGGAACGATGTAGCGATTCGAGACCATCTGTGGCTGGATCGTCGCCATGCTGACGGTGGTATTGGTGAGGTCGAACCAATCGCCAATCGGCGTCCCCTCGTCGTCGATAAGCTGCGCCTGCACCTCATACTGGATCGACGTGCTGGTCGGATTCCCCTTGTCGTCCGCGTGAAACAAGCCACTCGGAAACGTGATGTCAATCCCGATGTAATTCGTCTGTGTCGCAGCGGGGTTCGCGACGAATGGGCCGATCCATGTCGTCCAGTCGTCCGGCGCGTCGGCCGGCTTCTCGTTAGCGCCGAGCAACTCAAGTCCGCTCACGTCCGAGCTCGTGACGACATTATCAGGAAACAGCGTTACCGCGCCATTCGGCGGAATGATCTCGTACTGCACCTCGCCGTAGGAGGAAATGTCGGTGTCGCCGATCATCACCTTCTCGACATCGATTTCACCCTGGCTGATACAGAACAGCTGATAGAGAAACTGTTCGTTGCCGTGGCTCTCGATATACGGCTGACTCGCGAAGTCCGGATAGACGCGATACCGGCCGTACAGCACAGGAATCGGATTTTGCAGCCGAGCCGAATTCCCCTGCGCGCCAATCGTGTACGTTGGGCTGGCCTGCGACCCGGCCAGCGATGTCGGCGCACGCGTAGGCGGCACAAGCGCATTCACAAGGAACGTGCCGGCCATCATGATGCCCGTCGTAATGATGGCTGCCGCCGTGGCCGTGCTAGTTCCGATCGCAGCGGCCAGCGACGCCGCATACACCTGACCGGTCGCGATCGCCGCAACCACTATGGCAATCTGCAGAACCATCAGCAATGGGTTAGATCCACCACCACCGCCCTTCGGCAGACTGATGACAGCCACCACGTCGCCGTCGCGCACCGGGCGACCCCAGTCGCGCTCAAGCACCGGCTTGCCGTTGATCGTCGGCATGAATGTGTGCAATCGCCGTAGCGATCGGCCACGCCCCGACACAACGCCCTGACGGCGAAGCAATGTATCGAGACGCACGCGGCGCCGGATTGGCACGATCTCGCGATTCAACTGCGGCCGGAAAGGATCGCGGCAATGAACAAGGGTCGCGTTAAACATGGAATCGGTAGAATTTGAGCCGGCAGAATCCGAGCATGCGAAGCGTCGGCTTTGGTGACCAAATAACGCCGACGCGCTCCATTGAGTGCAGAACGCCGCCGCCCTCCAGATCGAGCCATATGCCGACATGCGCATCGTCGCCGCCGCGCATCAGCACGCCCGCGCCGTGGAATGGTTGGTCTACGATTTCCCACTCGCGTGAATTCATGCGCTCGTCGTACATCTCGCGCGCGACCGCGCCGAACGCCGGCATATCAGGAATCTCGATGCCGAAGTGGGCGTCCTGCACGTGGCGCAGCAACCCCCAGCAATCGAATGACTCTGGGCCACGCGCGCCAGCCACCCAATGAAGGCCAATGTAACGGTTGATGTCCGCCGGCGTCATCGCAACAGCCCCGGGAAGGAAGTCAGGTCGTAGCTCCGATTGGGGAAGCCCCAGTTGTGCACATCGTTGAGCGTTGCAGTCCCTGTGACCTGAAACACGTCGACAGTCACAGTCGTCAGCAGCATGTTGATCGGTGGGTCCATCTGCGGGCCGCTGAGGTCCGAGTAAAGGTATGGCCGATACGTCACCTCGATCGGGGCCACCTGACCGATCGCCTGCTCAAGGTGGGCGGTCAGTTCGCGGCTCACGTTGTCGAGCGTGAGCTGCAACTGTGGAATCTGCCCCTCTTCAAATCCCGGGAGCGTGAAATTGAAGGCCGCGCCGATGAACGTCACTGCCTCCCCGGCATTCATAGGCGCGTCCGCTTCGAGCGTCGCCACGATGTCGTCATACCCACGCACGACGCGCACCGCAGTCGGATTGCCGTTGTCGTCTACGAACGCCGGATGGCGGATCTCGATCGTATCCAGCACCACGTCATTGGCTGGATTTGCGGCATATGCCTCTTTCAACGCCTCTTCGTATAGCGTCACCATACGAGCGCCCCCGGCAGATCGACGTGAATAAGCGAATGCAGATCGCTCGACGCCGAGTGCATCGCATCCTCGCCGAAGTCGCGCAGCGCGATGTATTGCTCGGTCGTCGCCACAGGCATGTTCAGCGTTTCGAGCGTCGCCGATACCGTCCATGCGCCCGGCTCGATGTTGCTGACCTTGAAGCCGGCAATCATCCGCGCCTTGACGCTCTGAAGCTCCATCCCGTTTGCGATCTGCGCCGAGAACCATGCACACCCGTCCGTGAGGTCGTAGTGCACAAACGCCTCAAATAGCGCGAGCTGCTCCTGATCAAGCGTCCACGTGACTGCAACCTGCGTCGGGATGCTGATGAAGCGGCGCCGTTGCCGCGCGAGGCCTGAGTCCATGTTCGTGCGGATGAACGGCGCCTGCGGCTGATATGAATACCCTGCCGCCATCGGTGCCGGCAAGAGATCCGGCCATGCAACAAGAGCCATTATCTAAACCTCGGGGTGAGTCCATACCGTTGAGTGAGCGCCTTGCTCACGACTCCCTGGCCACCGGCCACTTCACCGGCCATCTCATTTTTCGCCTGGTCGATGATGAGCCGGATGAACTTCTGCCCGCTCGAATCCTGCGATACCTGCGGCTGCTGAACCTGCGAATTGCCGTTGTTGACGATCTGGACCGATACGCCACCACCGCCGCCGCCAAGCGCGTGATTTGGCACGATGGAGCCGGACGAGCCCGGCGTGAAAAGCTCTGGACCCTTCTCGCCGACAAGGTACGTGCTGCCGCCAGCGACCGGGCCACCGCTCGCGCGCGCGCCGGCGAGCGGCATCATGCCGGTTGGCCCCATGAGAGACGACGAATAACCCGAACTCATGACGCCGGACGCCGCACTCGCCGCTGTCGAGGTTGTCGCAAGCGTCCCGAAGCTGTTGGCGATGCCGCCGCCGATCATGCCGGCCACCATATTGAACAAACCGGAGATCGCCGCACGCGCCTGCATACGGACGATGTCTGCGATGATGCTGTCCGCGAGACTCGTGAAATTGAGCTTACCGGTCGTCACGAAGCTGGCGAAAGCGTCCTCCATGCCCTTTGCCGCGTTGGTAACTGCCGACTCCGTTTGCGCCGCCATGTTCTGGGCAGCGTCGTTGTAATTGGCGATCGCAGCGGTGGCGCCGTTCGTCCAATCGGACTGTTTTTCCTTCAGCGTCGTGTAATAGGCATCGTAATCGGCAAGCGACTGATTGAGCCCGGACTTTATGTCCGCCGATGCCTTGGTGTAGTCAGCGCCACCAATCAGATTCTTCGGCGTGGCCTTGTCGAGCTGCTCCTGAAGGTGCTGATATTCAGTGTAAATTGACTTGACGGCCTGCACGTTTTTCAGTGCCTCTGATCCCATGCCGAAAGCGTCAAGCTGGCGTCCATACTGGTCATTCTGCCCGGCTTGATAGCTCGCAATCGACGCTTCGATCTGTGCGGCGCGCTCCTGAAGTTTCGCGACGTCCTGCCGGTTCTTGACCTCTTTCTCCAGCTCGACGTTCTTCTGCAACTGGGCGCGAATCGCATCCTGATCGGCGATCAGGCTTTGTTGTTGCGGCGTCAGGGTTTTGTTCTTCCAGTCACTGATTTCCTGGTTGAACTTCGCAAGCTCGCTTTCTGCAGTCGACAGCTTGCCGGTCGTAGAGAGTTGTGCATCTAAGGCAGCTTGCTGGTCGCGAAGCTGCTGCAGCATGCGCTCGCCAGAATCATCGCGGTACGCCTTCGGCTTCGCTGCCTTCGGATCCTTATACTTCGCATCGATATTCGCTTCGTCGGCGAGTTGCTGTTCCGGACTCAGATTGAGCGGGCCAGCGATCGTATCGAGATATTTCTGGATCTCTTTGGCGCGCTTCTCTGCTGGCGTTGCAAACTGTGTATTGAATGTGTCGTAGGCGTGCTTTGCGTCGATCAATTGCTGCTGCTGGCGATCGGTCCGCGCCTTGTCCTGCGCTGCCTTAACAGCCGCCTGATAGGCAGTAACGGCCTTTTGCAAATCGGCCTCATCATCTGAGGTCCATGATGGGCCGATCCCCGCATTTGCTCGCTGCTTCGCAGCCTGCCAGTACTGAGCCGTCTGCGCTGGACTCGCAGTAGACCCAAAAGAGCCAACCGCCTCGATCGCATCATTGATGGCACCCTTGATGTCTCGCCAGCCCTTGAGAATGATGCCCTCATTCGCGGCGATTTCCTTCGTGCGGTCATCCATCGCCTGAGAAAACGCCTCGACGGCCACCTTGGCCGCGCCGGTCGCATCGCCCTGCTTCTCCAACGCCGCGATCTGATCGTAAGTCGCCGCGGTCAGGTAGTGATACTGGTCGTTCAACTTCACCGATGCTTGCACTGGCTCGTCGGCGAGCTTCGTGAAATCGTCCACCATCTGCTTGACCGACACACTCGTGTAGGTCGCGGCATCGGCAGCGGATCGCCCGAGATTCGCAATCTCTTCACCGGTGAGGCGACCGGTCGCCGCCAATTCGGTGACGGCCGTTACCGCAGTATTAAACGTTGCCCCGCCAGCCGTCGCGGCCGTTGCCA